GTCGGTGGGTGCGTCTCGTGAGTATCTATAAATTTAAGAAAAGCCGCCACCCACTAACTCAGTCGCTAAGCGAACAATAAAGGAGAAATAAAATGAAAAATAATACAAAAAATACCAACGAATCAAAGAAGAAGAACATCAACTGGAAGCAATTGCTTGAAAAAGCTAAATCAATCTTATTAATTATCATGATTACTGCCGCTATAGCATTTTACGCGGGTATTCAATATCAGATTAACAAGACAGAGGAAGTGGATAATAAGGTCCGTCAAGCAACATTACAGTTAAAAAAGTAACTCGGAAGTCCGCAGCTATTTCCGAGATAGGTAAAAGCGCTGCAAAGACAGATCCGAAAGTCGAACCAACCGTGCCGCAACCAAAATCAGTTGCGGTATCGGGCTGCGAATTGGTTCGACGGGAACTGTCAAAATATTCAGGATGGGATGTTAGTCTAATGCTAGCTATCGCTAAGGCTGAGAATAGAAGCTGTAATCCGCTTAATCATAATCTTACCAACTCTGAGAATCACGGAGTATGTGTTGGCAGTTATGGCGTATTACAAGTTGGCTGTCTGCATTTTCAACCTCACGATGATAGAAACGACACTGCAACAGTTGTAAGGGTTGCTTATCGAGTTTGGCAGTCTCAAGGCTATAAAGCATGGACTACATATCGCACAGGGGCGTATAAGGAGAATCTATAATGGCTGATAAACAAAGTTTACTAGCTGGAGTGAAGCTAGAGTACGAAAGACTAGAAAGTGAAGACTATCTAATAAAACGTCTTCGCAATTGGCGCAATCGTATGCGTCGTAAACAAAAGGGCAAGCAGTAATGTATATAAGAGCAACTCACAAGAAGTTTGACTTAGATAGCATTAAGTCTGTAGCCACTTGTCCAGAGTGTAAATCTAAGCATCTCATGATATCCAGAGGAAGGCTCACCTGTCGTAATTGTGGTACTGAGATAGGCAGACTTGGTAAGACTAACAAATATGGTGCTAAGCGCACTGAGATGAATGGTAAGATATACGATTCAAAGTTTGAAGCACAAGTAGCCGCCGAGCTAGAAGTTGAAAAGAACCTCGGTCAGATAAAAGACTATGACACTCAATACAGGATAGAAGGTTGGGTCTATGACGAAAATGGCAATCCAGCATTCCCATATCGTCACAAAGTAGACTTTAGAATACATAATCTAGACGGATCATTCACTTTACGTGAAGCAAAAGGCGTAGAAACTGATGACTATAAATGGCGTCGTAAGATCCTAGAGAAGGTGTGGCTACCAGCCCACCCTGAATATACATATGAAGTCGTATATCAGAAGAATAGCAATCGTTATAAGCGAAAAGGAGCGTCTAGATGATAACTCAAAGAAAGAAAGCAGTACTTGCGTTATGGAAGTTATATAAAGCCATGAGTAATACTGTAGACTCACTCATAATCAACAGAGAAGATATACCTTCTGCTGATCAATGGATAAATGACTTAGAGTCTGACATGAAGGTGGTCAAAGAGTGGATTAGCGCGCTATCTGACAATTATTAAATAGTCTGGTGCCCAGATCTACGTTTGAACCATTGGCGTAGAAATTTGTAAAGTGTGCGGTTAAATGACTAGACTCCATAAAGTCTCCTACTTAATCAAAAATCTAGTAACAGCCAGACTTTTCTTCCCATAAAACAATTTAATACATCCATTACAAGGAGAGGTGATATATGAAAAAACCAGTAGCAGAAGTAAATATCAAGATATTTGGTGAAAACGGCCATTACAAAGCCAACACTTTCGTCAGTATAGACTCTGACGATGTAGAGGCTACTCTTGCCACACTAGAAGCTTTATGTAATTTATCAGGAAAAATTATCAATGAAAAATCAAAGGAACTCGTAAAGAATATCTTTAAGGGTATTGTACCAGATGACGAACTAGAGAAAATTATTACAGATATTGAGGAAAAAGAATGTACATACTGATTTGGATAATAATCGTCATAGCCTTGCTAATTTTTGTAGCTATCTCAGAGCACAACATAGCTAAACAGGATAAAGAATGGCTAAAAGATTTCAGGAAGGATGATATATGGATGAAGGAGGAAAAGAAATGGAAAAAGAAGTAAAACCTTATTATGAGGACGACTATCAGTCATTAGACGAGGTCGATACAGTAGATTTACTAGAGATGAAAGAAGGTGCATTAAACGACTTAAACGAAAGTGAACGCACAATCCATCGTATAAATCAGATATTAGCTAGCCGTGCAATTTACGCCACGCAACTGGAGCTATTTTAAGGAAAAATATGAAACGTTATAAACTACTTAAAGATTTACCAACATTCAAAGCTGGACAGTTAGCATATATCTCTAAAACGGGAAATCTTATTGCTGGTACTCCAGAAAACCAAAAGACCACAGAAACGGGCTTAATAATAATGATTTACCACGAAACTACCCTGAAAAAGTTTCCAAACATTTTAACTGAATGGTTTGAGGAAGTCCAAGAACCGACAGACAGTATTCACTGGAAGCCTAAGCACGGCGCTGAGTATTTTTGGATTGATGAATGTGGAAGCATATTGCCAGGTACCTTTTACAGAGACTCTCTGTATGACCAGCAACGACTTACTTTTGGCAATGTTTATCGCACTGAAAAAGAAGCCGAAAAGGCTAGAGACCGAAGATTAGCTAAAGTCAGACTACGCCGAACCTCAAACTTTAAGCCAGACTTTGAGAATTGTAATGGTGGCTGGGCTGTCTATTATGACCATGGACATGAAACGCTCGCCGTGTGTAAACTTGATGACTGTGATGCTGGTGAACCTGTACGCTATGCGACTAGAGAAGACGCTAAAAAATCCATCGAAGAAAACGAGCAAGATTGGAAGATTTATTTTGGGATTAAGGAGGAAGAATAATGAAAGAATTTAGTATTCCAGTAAAAATAACTTTAGATTGTTATTTATCAGTGAAAGCTAATAATCAAGACGAGGCTTACGAAGTCGCTGATGACACTATGTATTGGGCATATCAGAATGGCGCACCAGAGCAACACAAGGACTTATCTATCCTAGACTGTGAGATAGCAGTGGATGGTGAAGATATAGATTTAGACGAGTGGAGAGACCCGTCCGATACAAATGAAGGCTAAATGTACCCTACGGGGGTAAGGAGGAAACAATGTCAGGAACCAAGCAGGGCGGCTTAAAAGCCGCTCAGAAAAACCTAGCAAGCAATCCGAACTTCTATGCAGAAATCGGACGAAAAGGTGGCTCTGCTACATTTGCATCACACGGAAGTTGTAAAGGATTTGCTCAAGATATTGAATGCGACTGCGACTTAATCGACGGTCCTCACTTCGTGAAGAAGTGTGCTGGTAAAAAGGGCGGTCGTATAAGCAAACGAAAGTAAACGGGTACAAATCGTACCCAGTAAAAAACCATTTTCGACAAGTGACGAAATTGGTTTAGAACATTAACAATTCAACCGCAGAACTGGACAGATGACTATTTTGCCCACCCGAGTCGTCTGTTCAACTGGCGACATCAATCTTAAAGTAATTAACTCACTTAATGATATACAAATTGGTGTTGTCAACTGGCTATATAAGTGGCTCGAAAGCCTGAAACTAAGCCTAGCGTTGCAGCTCGCGAAGTTCCGCAACTAGAGCTAGAAAAGTAACTGCTGACTTTGCAACTTGAGCAGTGAAGATGTGACTTTACGAAACCTAATTCCCTCGAATGTGAGGAAATTAAAACTCGGCAAATCATCACCTTATATAGCCAACTCTGGTAACGTGTTCGGGGCGTGAGGGCGGTGCGAGTAATCAGCCGCTTAGCGCGCCATCGGTGTCCTCCTTACAGGTTGCCAGCACCAGTTCTGCGGTTGAACCTTAGAAAGGAAACCAATGAAACAAATCACAGTCATAGACTCTAGCAGCGATATCAAAAACAAACTCCCGAAAGAATATAGAAACATGAAAGTGAGGTTCTTTCAGTACAGTCTAGATGCGTTTTATTATAAAAGTGACGACATATCTATTCTCGCCGATTGCGAATACGAAGGGGGCGACAATTGTTATCCTCAAGAGTTGCTATACGAAGAGACTGTTGAAGAGTTATTCAACAGTAATGACTGGAGTATGTTTATTGTATTCGACAAACGTAAGGAGGATAAAGATGAATAATCGCAAGAGAGAGCTTATTGAACACTTAGTAAGGTCAATTGACTATACAAAAGAAAGAATATTGTATTGGGAAAGGCTTAGAACGAGAGAAAGCTACGACATTTTTGTACGATTGAACGAAAACGACAAAGAGAATGAACTAGTCAAAGTCGAATACAAAGACGATATCGTAAAGCGAATTATCGATGACTACAAGCGAAGCTTCAAAGAATATGACAAAGCACTGGACGAGCTGCTGGAGGAGAAGTAATGTCTGATTCGTTACAGAAATCAATTGAAAAACAAAATAAACTTCTTGAAGAAATCCTGGAAAAGGGCAGTTTAGAAAGCGTGCTGAAAGATGTAAACCCAATCGAACCTAGTGTTACGTCTTTATATATGGACCCGTATAATTACGATGAAACAAAGAGATGTGTGAATGGTAATATCAGTTGGCGTATCTTAGAAATCGTAAGACTGTATGGAGAAGTGAAATATCTGACTGAGGCAATTCCAAAGCAGTACGAAGCCTTCAAACGTATTAAGCGGGAAGCTCCGAAAGGAATTGTAAACGAAGATATAGACAACTTCATTAAAAGGTATGAGGAGGAACATGAAAATCTATAACGTAGAACGCAAGGAAGCATATGACCCAGACACGGAACCTAGCGAGATAGATGACGATGACTTGCAATATCTAGACGAAAAATACTATGAGTATATTATCTGTAGTTATGCTCAGGATATGTGGTCGGGCGAAGGTGCGGCAGTCCTTAAAGATATAAATGGTAAGTTTATGTTTATAGAATTAGGTCATTGCAGTTGTTATGGTCCGCTAGAAGAGCGTAATCCGAAATGCATCTATTCACTAGAAGAAATAATTAAGTTGTTAGATAAGCATTGCAAAGATACTTATGGTGGATATGCCAAAGCTGTTGCTGAAAAGTTTAAGGAATTGGAGGGATGAATAATGATGAAAGATAAGTCATCTATAGAAATAGAAACTAGCTGCGCACCCGCACCTCGTCCGTATATTGTAGACATTACTAGTATGCTATATAGAACTCGCGATAAGAAAAATATGACATACTACATCATAAAATATTCAGACGGTAGCGCTTGTACGTTTAAGAAAGAAGAAAGTGAGACTGACAGGGCTAGTCGTCTTAAGATTGAGGCTGTTACTAGAAAATTTAAGGAGTTAGTAGAGAAAAGGGAAAGTATTCAAAATGGAAGATGACCGTATTAAATATTCATCACTGCATTATTTGATAAAAGAAGCTGTACGAGCCTATGAAGACAGAAATATGCCTCAGGCGGGGCAATATATGAGCTCAATTGTAAATTGGGCTGAGGAGCGGTCTTTGAAGGAAAGAGGTAGGGCATTAGAAGAAGTGCTAGACCTTATTAAGCCAGAGCGTAAAAATTTTGTCGATGAATCGCTATATAATCGTATTATTGAAGCAATAGAAAGCAAGGCTCTTGATAACGCAGTCATACTTCATCAGACCATGGTTCATAATGCTCTTTATAGAGAATGGGTTAAAACTACTGATGAAGAACCTAAAGAGTTGGATAAGGAGGAGAAATGAAAGGTTTAATAAATCGGATTACTGAATGGTGGAATGATACGGAGATAGAAATTCTTCCGCTCATCGCGATGACGGTGGTCATAGTAGCTATTCTATCCCTCGTCTTCAAGGCGGCAGGAGCTGAAAAGGGACCATCCAATGATGAAATCTGTCAAAAGTATTTTGGTAAAGATTATGTCTGGAAAAACGGGTATAGAGGTGCAGACTTTTGCGTAGGTGATTCGGGAATACCAAAATATCCTAAAACGTGGAAGGAGTGAATAATGAAACAGGATACTACAACTATAGTCTGCGATAAATGCGGAAGAACCATAAAATCTCGTGATGTATATGGATTTGCTCATCCATGTAGCGGGCGTATAAGAGAAATAAACAAGCGGTTCAAAAATGCTATTATGTTTGCAAGTACTCGAGAGGAGGTTTGCAAAGCATGTGAGGCGCGTGACTATGCTAACGCTCTATACAATCCAGAGCATAGGTATATTAGAAATAATGATATATAAAATTGAGATCATATGTTTTTATTGCAGGATAGATTATCTAGATGCCAAATACGGTCCTAGCGAAACGGCTGAGCTGTGGAAAAGACAATGTGGTCAATATAATAGACCGCCCCTTAATAATCGCGAAAGAAAAGTCAAAAGATAATCCGCCTTGCTAAAAAGAGACCGCGTAAAGCGGTCCTTTTCGCTACAACGGTTCAGGTTGGAGCTATTTAATAATAGCCCAACCAAACCGTTATTTCAAGTTTAATTTCTTAAATTCTTTAACAATAATCATGCGAAGATAAGCACTAACGGTCAATCCATGCTCGTCTGCAAGTTTTTGTAATTTAACTTTATCTTCTGAGGAAACCTTAACTTGTATATACTCTGTTTTTAGTGCTTTACTCATAGAAAAATTATACCATCTATTGTAAATCCTCTACTTTGATCTTCCCATTCGCAAAATCATGAGCTATTTTGTCTAGAAGCCGATTGCTGCTGTCTAATACAATACCACGTCCACATTTCAATTCGTTATTATCTGTCACGCCAATCCAAATGCCTTTTTTAGAAAGTTTACGATTCGTATAGTCATCTGTAATATTCCGCGTAATATCGCCAGCACAATATAAAGTTGGCTCGTTGTAGATTTTTGCAGCTTTTGCAAGATTAATAAATTTCATTTTCTTACTCCCTTTATTTAGTTGAACCGTTGTAGCTAGAGGGTTGTGCTGTCGCGCCTTAGTTATTTTTGCGCCGCTTCTTATCTAACTGTCCTCAGTATAGCAAAAGGTATTTACAATGTCAATACCTTTTGTAAAGATTTTTGATATTTTACTAATATGATATAATTTAATTAACTCACAAGACGCGGGCGACTAGCGAGGATGTTGGTTATGTCCAAAACTACAGCTAAAAGCAAGCCTGAGTCTTCTAAAAAGCCGCCTACAAAAACACCTAAAAAGAACGGGCGTCCTACAAAATACTCTGATAAAATAGCAGATAGAATTTGTCAGAAAATAGCAGAAGGCTATTCGGTACGATCTATATGTAAAGAAAAAGATATGGTCTCTATGCAGACCCTTTTTCGATGGTTACGAGAAAATGATAAGTTTCGTGAGCAATACGCGCATGCATGTGAAGAACGATCATATGCACAAGCTGAAGAGATTATTGATATTGCAGATAACGCTACTAACGACTATATGGAGAAGTTAGAAGGCGATGGATATATATTCAATAGCGAGAATGTTCAGAGGTCGCGTTTAAGAATTGACACACGCAAGTGGCTGATGTCTAAGATGAATCCAAAAGTTTACGGCGACAAGCTGGATATGACTACAAACGGTAACGACATAGGAGTAGCTCTAAGTGCAAGACAAGCAGAGCAACTACTTAAAGCCAGAGCAGACCGTCGGGATTCTTAGAGAAATTGCAGATAACGGCTCTTTTAGCGAATACTGCATTGCTATAGATCCAAAGTACCAACTGGAGTGGTTCCACGCTGAGATTGCTAAAGAGCTAGAGCAAGGATATCGCCGATTGCTAGCTGGTGAAGATGTCCGATTGATGATTTTTATGCCGCCGCGTCACGGCAAAAGCGATACAGCCACGCAGAAGTTTCCGTCGTGGGTGCTAGGAAAAAGCCCAAATATTCCAATCGTAGTCTCATCTTACTCTGCCGAGCTTGCATCAGATTTCGGTCAAAAGACTAGGGATATAATGCAATCCGCTACTTACACTAAGATGTTTTCTACACGCTTACGAGCAGACGCTAGAGCAAAAGGTCGCTGGATTACAAAACAAGGAGGTGGCTACACTGCCGTCGGTGTTGGTGGAGCGCTAACTGGTCGTGGATTCAAAATTGGTATTATCGACGATCCATTCAAGAACCGTGAAGAAGCAGATAGCCCAGTAATCCGCGAAGCCCGCGACGGTTGGTATAAGTCAACCTTCTCAACACGTGAGGAAGGCAACTCAATGATCGTATTTATTCTTACACGTTGGCACGATGACGACCTAGCAGGCCGAGTTCTTAAAGCATCACGAGATGCTAAGGCTAGAGGTGAAGCATACGATGATTGGAAGATAATCGAATATAAAGCTATCGCTACTGAAGACGACGAGCACCGCAAAACTGGTGAGGCGCTATGGCCAGAGAAGTTCTCACTTGAGAAGCTACTGAAAAAACGCGCAGAGATGGGCAGTTATGAATTCTCAGCACTCTATCAGCAAAACCCAATCGATGAAGAGAATCGCAAATTCAAGCAAGCATGGTACAAATATCGCGAGTTTAGCAACGTCTTACAGCTTGATACCTACAACGTTATGACGATTGACCCGCGAGGTAAAGATGACGTAAAGCAAGGCACTGACTACATTGGCGTAACCCTTAACTTTATCGACCGAGAAGGCAAATGGAATGTAATATGCTATCGCACAAAACTATCCGCGACTGACCTTGTCGACCTGATGTTCACGAATTGGAAGAGATACAACCTACATAAGATCGGAATTGAAGACAACCAGTTTACTCAAGCCTTGAAGTCTGTTTGGGATGAAGAGATGATGCGCCGCGGAGTTTATCTAGACGTTGAATTATTGAAGCATGGCGGACACAGTAAAGCATTGAGAATTGAAGCGCTAGTGCCGAGATATGAACGCGGAGGGATTTATCATATAAGACATGGTGACACCAACTTATGTAAAGACTTAGAGCTTGAACTGAGTATGTTTCCTAAAGCAACCAATGACGACGCGAGCGATTCTCTAGCATATCAGGTGCAGCTAGCCCAGCGACCAGAAGATGATGTAGGTTCAGCCTCATACAATCAATCATTAGCAGATAGCGACTTAACAGCAATGTGGAATTAATTAGGGGGAATATGAAAAAATTTGTGCCAGAATTTGGAAAAGTCAAAGAGCAACAGCAGCTAGACGATAAGACGTCTGTAGTAGTTGAAAACAGTTATCAAAATCACACTGTTATAGCAACTAAGCTACACTATGAAGAACGTTTTCGAGTTGCATCTATGGCAGAAGCACGTGATAAGGTTGATGAGCTAACACTAAGGATTGAAAACGACGACAGTCTTATCAATCCGTCAATCCGTTATGATGGCCGCGCTAGAATATCATACAAAGGATCATTTGATGTCGTGTTTGAATATACCAAAATTAAGCAGGTAAAATGATTATTTTCACAACTGATTAAAAATGTGATATAATACAAGCGTAAACCACTGAAACAAACCAGAGTTTACTGAAACAACAGTAATCTTTGGAGTAATCAGTGGCTTTCTCTTTTTTAACAGAAGAAAACATTTTAGATCTATGTAGCGCCTCAAAAGACTATACAGAAAAACTAACGCAGCCTTTTGAGGAGTATTCCCGTCTTGCCAGAAATAAGCCACACGCTAAAATACCTAAAGCGTTTCCTAAAACTACAGACGGTACAGCAGCTTCAATTATCATTAAGTCTGCACGTCGTGCCGTCCAACAATTGCCGACTGGCGTAGTCTCTACTTCTGACGAGTACAGTCCATGGCCGATAATTGCTGAATTTGTTTACTTAGAAAAAATCCTACCTAACGCCAACGCCGAATACGACCTGATCCATAAAGTGTGGATAACTATTGAAAATGGTGAGTCGTTTGGGTCGCAATGTGTCTTTACGCCAGTAGCTTACAACGATGACGAGCTACTTCCAGACTATTTAATCGTTTCGTGGCGTGATGTATTTATTCAACCTGGCAAAAGATCTGCTAGTGACAGCGACTATTTATTTGTACGCACGTGGTGGCAAAAGACTGATGTAGACAAGCTTATCGATGCCGAAAAAGAACGACGCCGCACTGCCAAAAAAGAGGGCGCACTATATGAACCAACTTGGGATTTGAAGGCACTAGAAGAAATAAAAGAAGCTATTGTCACTAAAGACTCTAAAGACCAGAGCGAAGCAGAGCAACAGTACTCACTTGATCCATCAGGTATTGAAATTATAACTGGTTTTCAAATTGGTCATAACGCAACCTTCTTTACCTTCAACCCGACCACTAAAAAGATTGTACGACGTAAGAAAAATAAAGACCCAAGGGCTAAGATACCCTTAAATTGGTATTTTTATGACGCCGATGGAGTCAATCCTCTGGGTCGTAGCGTCTTAGAGCTAATTGGTCCTCTACAGAACCTGATCGATAGTGATATGCAGGCTTATCAATACAACCGCGCCGCCGCATTGCGTCCAACTATTAACGTATACGGAGATGTAAACGAGCGAACCCTTGAATTCAAGCCAAACGGTCTTAACAAAATTAAGAACCCAAATGTACGTATTGAAGCGATGTCTGTAGATACTTCAGCAATCCGCGACTATCCGAATCTATACGGCTTACAGAAGTCTCAAATGCTCAACCTGGTCAATAGCCCAGACACTTCAATTAGCGCAGAGGTTGGCAATCCAGGATTCGGTAAAACGCCACAAGCGCTCAAGACTCAACAAGCTCAATTGTCTATTGATGACAACGCATTGCGTAAAGGATTTGAAGCATTCTTTGAGGAGTGGAGCGAAACGGCTATTAACTTGTATTTTGCAGAGCGTGAAGGTGTAGAAATAATCCAACTAGACACAGACACTGCACAGAGATTGAGAGACCTAGAAGCAAAAGGTCATGTACTAGATGGCGTAGTCCTAGATGACGATAATAAGGCAACTGTAGACTTCTCAAAAGCCAAGGGCGTACTGAAGTTTAAGATTGACGCGTCAACAACGAAAGTAAACAGCGAAGCGGCACAGCTAGATTCTCTGAAGACATTGATTCAGACGCTAGATTCTAGCCAATCACTGAACCAAGTAGTACCAGTAGATAAGAAATTAGCCGCATGGAACGCTATTGTTGCTAACTCTGGCATTGATGGGTTAGACGAGCTAAAGGTTACAGAAGAAGAAATGAAAGAAATGCAGGAGGCGCAAGCTCAAGCCGCGGTCCCTGCTACCGATGAAACAGCTACAGCCGAGACGGAACAGCCCGCAGAAGACGAGGCTCAGGTTGCTGAAGTCCCAGTAGAGCCACAAGAAGATATAGAGCCAAGTATTGTAGATGAATTACGACAGATAGGCACACCAGAAAACCTAATTGCTGAAGTACCAAGCATGATTCAAAAAGGATTTACAGAAGAGGAAATAATCGCATCTATTATGGGAGTTATCCAAAAGGAGGGTGAATAATGGACGAAAATCTATATCCGCGCAGCACAGAATATTACCAGCCAAACGAGGAAGAAGACAAGAGGGTAGAGGAGGCTAAACAAGCCGAGATCAATGCTATTAAGCAAGATATGAATAAGTTGCAAAAGGTACTTGACCGTTGGGACGAGCGCATTACCTTCTACAAGTCTACTGACGCTATACCAGAAGAAGTAATTACAGATAAAGATAAGCTAGCTATTTATATATCGGCAAACAAACGTATTGTAGAGATTTTAAGAGAGGAGAGGAGCTTCTTAGAAAGTGTAATTGACCAAGCGGCGTAGTAAGGTACTCTGCTTTGGTTAGCTATCCTCGCTATTGGCTAACCAAAGGAGCGCATCTCACGCAACCCAGGTTCGTCACCTGCAATCGACGCTTAAACAATCTAATGAGAAGGAGGGGTACTGTGCCGTCAGACGCAGAAAACCAAGAAGTCGTTAATACAGAGGTAGAGCAAGAGTCTACCCACGCTGAGTCGGCGCCAGCTGAAACACAAAACTCTGAGGCTTCTTCAGAGCCAGAAACCAAAGCAGTTATCTCAGATAGCGGCGAGGTGGTACATGTCAAAGTCGATAAGTCTAAGGAAGAAAGCAAAGACGCTGATTCTGATGACGAGTCAGACGAAGACAGGAAGCCGAAACGGGGCAAAGAGGCGCGCCGTGAACAACTAGAACGCGACTTAGAGGAGGATAACCGAATCATTCGTGAATTAGTTGCTAAACGGAACGAAACTAGAGCTTATCGCCAGCAATTGGAGCTTGACGCACAGAACGAAAGCACATTTCAACCTGTACAGCCACAGCCACAACAATTGCCAACAATAGATCAGATTATGGAGATGGAGAATCCAGAGACTGGTGACTTCTTCACAGAATTTGAAGCTAAGGCGGTATTGCAGAACCTACAGTTGCAACAGCGACTAGATAATATGCAACGAGCTCAGGAGCAAGCGGCTTATAAAGCTCAAGTCGAAGCATCAAGAAGTGATTTGTCATATAAGGCAGATATGGCACTCAGGGATTTCCCAGAGTTTGACCCAGAATCTGATCAATACGATGAACATCTTGATAAAGCCGTAGACGGGTACCTGCAAAGTGTACTTGTTTACGACCAAAACGGCGATGTCATTGGCTCAAAGACAGATGTATATCAATTATATAAGTCATTCCACAAAGACGGTGAAGCACCTAAGCAACGCGCTGTGATTAATGACGCTGGTGATTTCCGTGGAGGCGGCACTAGGATCGTTAAACCATTCGCCAAGCTTACTACAGAAGAGAAGGAAGAATATCTCCGTCGACAAGGACATGATATTTAAGAAAGGTTAATAACATGGCAACAAACACAACCGCAACGCTTTCTGCCGAGATGATCCAATACCTGGAGGAAAAATTCTTGGAGCGAAGCGAAGCCCGCACAATTCACCTAGAAGGTGCTAAAAAGAAAACTCTAGGAAAAAACTCTGGTACAACGGTTACCTTTACAAAACGATCACCATTTGGCTTGGCTACAACGCCATTGACAGAAGGTGAAAACCCACAAGACGAAGCTATCCGAAGCAACAAAGTCGTTGCTACTCTACGTGGCTACGGTAAGTGGACTAAAATCTCAAGCATGCTGTACAACACTTCAATCGACCGCGAGATGAAAGAGACGATTGAAACTATGGGTCAAAATGCAGGTGAAACAATCGACGCATTGGTCCGTGATGTATTGCATCAGGGTGCGACAGTACAGTTCGCAAATAAGAAAACTGCATTGAACGGCATTACTGCTGACGATATCCTGACGGTAGCAGAAATCCGCAAGGCTGTACGTACATTGAAGAAAAACAACGCAATCCCATATGCAGACGGATTCTTCATTGGTAAGGTTGGTCCAGATACTGCATACAACATTACTGGTGATTCAGCTTGGATTGACGCTCAGAAGTACACTGGCCGTGCAGAACTGTACAAGGGTGAATTAGGTCGCTTGCATAAAGTCCGCTTTATCGAAGCATCAAGCAACCAGAAGGATGAGGCAAGTACAACGACTGTCTACTCAAACTTCATTCACGGTCAAGAGGCATTTGGTGTTGTCGACTTAGCTGGTAGCGGCTTGAAGAAAATCATCATCAAGCAGTCAGACAAGGGTGATACATCTAACCCACTCAACCAGTTTATGACCATTGGTTGGAAGGCTGAGGCATTTGCGTCGGCAATCCTTGATCCAAAGTGGATTATCAACGTTAAGACTGGTGCTAAAGACTAGTATTTAATAACAGTAAGGGGTGGTTAAACACTGCCCCTTACGACCAAAGAAGGGAAACGATAAAATGGCAGAGAAAAATACAACTGCGCTTACAGCCGAAGAGATTATCGCCAACGCTAAAAAAGAGGCTGAGAAGATTATCGCTAGCGCAAAAGAAACTGCAACTAGCGGTGAAATCGTAAGCCGTAGCGTATCTAAGGAAGATATCATCGAAGCATACAACAGCGGATTAAGTCACCTAGAGGTTGCTAAGAAATTTTATGGCAACACAAACGATGACAATATGCAGAAGGTTATTGCAGTTATTGAAGAGGCAGTACCGTCAGGGGACGACAAAGACCCAGAGGTTGAAGTTACTGATCCTTGGATTGGAGCTTAATAGATTATGGACTGGACGAGAGAGGGCGATCTAACTAGATTACATAAGGTGTTTAATGACCCTCTTAAGTCCCGTCACGAGCGCAGATTAGCCCACGACACATTCAACAAGATACTACGCCAGCTAAAAGACAAAAAACTCACCGAATTACGTCGTAGGCTAATCCGAGCCAACATTGCAGACGATGATGACGCCGTAGAGAGAATAACTGAAGAGATACACGAATACTCACGGCGAAAGGGATATAAATAATTAGTAAAATCCGAATCGAAATTAAGCTGCTTGATTTAGTTGTCCGGCAGCTTTTTACTTTTTGATATAATCAAGGTATGACAAGTGAGTTAAAAATCAAACAAAGTGATAGCATTTTTGAGTCTATCAAGCATGAAGATGAGCAAGGTGAGTTCTGGTATGCTAGGGAGCTTGGCGAAGCCCTTGGATATACTAACTGGAGAACATTCAACGATGTTGTACAGAGGTCTAAAATATCTGTAACAAAAGCTGGACTGCCTGTGGAAAACCATTTTGAGGAAGTCCTCAAAATGGTATCGCTTGGATACAACAACGCGACCTCTAGGAGTATAAAAGACGTTAAACTAACGCGATATGCATGTTATGTTATTGCTCAGAACGGTAATCCAACCAAAAAACCTAGGATTGCGGAAGCCCAGAACTATTTTGCAACACAAACGCGCAAACAAGAAATTGCTGAGAAATACCATCAAGATATGGATAGACTTGCACGCCGACGTGAATTTTCTGAATCAGACAAGAGGCTATCTTCTAGTATAATGGAGGCGGGTATTAGTCCAAGAGGGTTAGCTATAATAAAAAGCGATGGCGATAAGTCTTTCTTCGGCGGCAAAACTAATAAGCAGATGAAAAGGAAACTAAACACTGGAAGCAAGCCTTGGGCAAATAAAGCCCATAATGTTGTACTAGCCGGTAAAACATTAGCAAACGAGATGACTGCAGCCAATATAGAAAACTACGGAATATCATCATACGACTCTATACTCCATGATAATAATGATAATAATGACGCAGTTAGAGCGACTATCCGCAATCAGCAAGGTATGAACCCAGAGGATTTTCCAGCAGCTGAAGATACTGAAAAAATACAGCGCCGCATTGAAAACCAGAGTACACCTAAAATTGATAGCCCTAACCTCTAGATTGTGCTATAATAACCTTACAATTAAGCACGAAGTGTGACTCTAAAAAACGAGAGCGCGTTGTCATCCAAAAAAGAAGGAAGCGTGCGTCGCAGCGTTGTATAAGTAGCAATCTGAGGTGATCGTTTGAGATAAATACGAAGCCGCCCAAGTCAGTATGGAGCGAAGAACTAGGCCCTCTTGGTGACCAGACAACAGACGATAGCTCTTATCCAATTTAATAGTATTTTTACAATTTGGAGTGTTGTTGAGAGATTTGGGGTTTGTGTGTATACTATAGGTACTTTAGTAAGTAAATGGGAGGCTTTACTAAAATGGTATCTAAGGACAAAATCATCAAAAGCACTGTTGGTGCTGTTATTGGCGTAGCTGCAGTAGCAGGTATGGCTGGAGCTGCAAATAATAGTCAGCCACAGCAGACTATAGCGCCAGTAGTACAACCTGTAACATATTCAGACTGTAGAACGGAAGAAATACCGTTTGAAACACAGTACGAAGGTGAAACAGGTCAATATGGCCACACTGAAACTATAAAGCAACAAGGTGTAGCTGGTAGCAAGAAGATTTGTAAACCAAGCAAGCCAGGGTATGAAGATAAGGTGGAGGTTATAACTCAACCTGTAAATCACGTTATCGTCCGTACACCTGAACCTGCACCGCAACCAGTACAACAGCAATCACACTATCGTGTCGGAGCAATCTGCCGTGACGGTTGGCAATCACATGCTACTGGAAGAGGGGCATGTTCACATCATGGTGGAGTAAGCGAGTGGCTGTATGAGTGATTGGCACGTGTGGCTTTTCTGTGGCACCGCTGCATTTATTTCTGTATATTCAGTCATAACCTGGAAACAAATAATGTGGCTATATACGCTGGCATCGCCATATGGAGTTGATGATAACGATGTTGCTATAAGGATGTTTTCATGGAGTGCTCTGCGTCAGTTGGCTGCTAGTGCCTTTTCCATACCGGCATTCATTTTGCTTGGTCAAAAATGTATAAGTAGTATTCCAACGGAGTTTGTTACTGTTCCATTTACTTTAGTTATTGCTACAGTAATATATACACTTGGATGTAGTTATTCGGCACCAGAAAAAGCATTTTATAGGCTCAAAAAGTATGGATACTTAGCGGAGGATGCAACTGGTAATGGGGGATGGATAGAATTTACCATTCGCCATTTTATGCAATATACATATGGGATGGCCCTGTCCCTTATCGGCATTATTGCAGTGTCTATATTTCTTTTGTATATAGCGTTATTCTAGCGTGCTACACAAAAATGCTGTACAACGACTTTGCCGTCCCCGACGCCAATACCAGTATAGGTGTACTTGGGGTCGAGCATGGCAGCTTTGTGCGGCGGTGAACTAAGCCACCAATCTATAGATTGCTTTGTATCTGTTCCGCTATCGTTCCAAGTCAAGTTTTCGCTGGCGTTTGTGCAAGCGGCAACTTGAAGTCTCCTCATTTCTTCTGTAAGCGGTTGGTTCGTGTCTGGCATGTAGTGTCCGCGATAATTCCTAGCTATCATGTCGTCGGCTTTCATTTGAGCGGTCTTAGATAAGTTTGGGTGCAGTTTTAATGGCGCAACGCCGACTTTGGCTCGTTCAGTATTGACAGCGTTCAGTATTGACAGCTCTGTCGGCGGTTCTATCTTTTTGCTATTAGATAATTTGTTGGGATTTTGAAACGAAGGCGATTCTACGACAGGAGTTGTCTTTGTTATCTCTGTATTACGTTGAGCAACAAATAAATAGGCAGCAACTGCGCCAACGACTACTGCGATGCTAACAAAAATGACAAGAATAAATTTAGTCTTTTTCACGCCGACAGTATAACTGAAATCATCAGATTTGTCAATAACACTCCAAGTTACAAAAAGGAGTGTTTTTCTTATGCAAGGAAATGAATCATATCGTCAGTACCTTCAATATCACGCTAACAATCACCCGTCAGCAACCAAACGAGCAGAAGCTCAAGCCCTTCTTAATGTTACTGGAGATGACGGTGGACTTAACGGCTACTTTCTGATGGGTAACGGCACTAACAATAAAGGTCAAACTGTCGGAGAACAAAAGTCTAATGGCTACACTGCGTCATCCCTCAACCGTTCAGTCAATCCATGGTGGATGAACTCATATGCTAACTGGCAACATAGCCAAAAACAGGGTGGCGCGAACCTCAACCTCGACCTCGGCGGAGGCAGAGGCGGCGGTGGCGGCGGAATGGGCGGTGGTAACCGTGCCAGTGCCGCTCAGTTGGCAGAATACGACCAAGGTATTGGACAGCTAGAACACGGCTTAGGACGTATAGACAATCAATTAGGTGTACGCTTAGGCAATATTAACAACCAGTACAATACCAAAAAGAACGAATTAAAGAGTTCATGGAATAGGGCAGAAGGTCAATTTAACGACCAGACGCGCCAGAACCAGCAACAGCGACGCACTAACATCAATAACATTAACGATCGCTCAGCAGTTGGCTTACGAGGACTATTGCGTTCATTAGGAAGTATGGGTGCAGTAGGTTCAGACATGCAATTAGCAGGTCGTGCAGTTCAGAACCAAGCTAACCAGCAACGAACAGGCGCAGGACAGACTTACGCACAGAACCAAAAGCAAATCGACACCACATGGGGTCAATTTAAGAATGATTACGCGGATGAAGACAAAAAGCTTAATGACTGGAAAGCAAACGAAGACAATGCCGCACGTCAGTCATCTCAAACTACACGTCAGAACCTATTAACTCAATTAGCTCAGATGAAGAGCCAGAAAGCCGCCGCACAAGGTGCTAACGGTGCTAATGCCGCACGTGCAGACCTTGGACGAGCAAACGCTCTATCAAGCGAAATTGACAACCTAGGACGTCAGCAAAACACATACAGCGGTAATAAGGTCCAGTACAACGCAAAAGACCTAGACAGCTACAAGGTAGAAGGTGATACAGCAGTTGGTGTTTCAGATCCACAAGCAGCAGGCAGTGACCCAACGCTAAACATCTACAATACACGTCTAAAACAAGAAGACGAGCGTAAACGACAGAATCAATACCTGTAAATAAATTAGGAGGGGATTAGAGATAATGGACTTTTTCCAGAGAGTAGGCAACTTTTTCAGCGGTAAGGGTTGGGTAAGCGATGATGAACGTCGACGTAAAGAGCAACAAGTTCAAGCGCCAGTTCAACCACGCCCTCAGCCATTACAGCAGGTACAACAACCTAACATTAACAGACTAAACGGTCTATCTGGTGTAAATACACCTGGGTTAGGTGGTGGTACTAATATATTCAGCCAAGCTCAGCAAAAAGTAAATCCTAATCCCCTTCAACAGGCTAATCAAGCAACACAACAGCTAAACCAAAATAACCAGCCAAAGCCATTAATCCCAGAAAAGACTGTCAATGACGCCCCTAAAGTACTAACTCCTCAAGGGCAACAAGATTGGGTAAACAAAGAAAACAAGCAAATTCAAATCCAGAATGCTATAAATAATCCTACCCAGGTACTTAAAACTCAGGTCCAACAGCAACAACCAAAGCCTGCGCCAGTGGCTATTCAACAACCTCAACAACAGAATAGACCACAAATAGCCCCAAGTTTTGCTAATCCTGGAAGAAATTCTCTATTTACCTCAAACCAGAACTATTTAACTAGCGCCCTAGAGACGGTAGAACGAGAAAGCAATAAGTATAAAGCCGAGCAGGCAGCACGCAACGACAAGCTAGACGACATTATGCGAGCAAGGGGTGTTAGCGAGCCAGAAATCGCCAAGAACCGCCAAGTACGTATTGACGCAGAGAACAGAGCTTATTTATCAGAAGACAAAGCTAGACGTGATAGCAATATTGCACAGATGGCAGGACTGGCTACTTTACCAACACGTTCAGTGGTCAGCTTCACTAAAGGTGCTATTGACGGTGCTGGCCGTACAGTTGGTGATTCAGGCGATAAACTATCTCTAGCTGTCGCAGACGCCATGTATGGCATTACTGGTGATGAGTCATATGACAGAATACGAAAATATATTGTAGAACAAGGTAAGCAACGTAACGCTCAATACGATCGAGACCTAGGCGTATTTAAGAAGAACGACACAGATGTTGCAACAGCTTACGAGGCGGGTCAAAGCGCCCAACGATTGGCGCAAGATATAGGTACAGGTGTAGCCACTGGCGGTGCTATACCCGTAGCACGTCAGTTTGTAGAAAATGCTGCAGACTTTATTACTAATGCAAACGCTAAAGGTAAGAGCACGCGTGAGATGTTGCCATATGCGTATGGTAACGCGGCAGTTCAGGCGGGAATAGAGAAGCTTGGGCTAGACAAGGTCTTATCGCCTATTGGCAAAAAAGGTCTGACTAAGTTTATAACAGGTGCTATAGCAGAAGGTTCAGAAGAAGCCGCCCAACAATTTGCAGAGAATGCAATTGCTAAGCATACATACGATCCTAACCGTAAATATGAAGAAGGCGTTCTTAAGAGCGGTCTTATGGGTGCGGTCCTTGGCGGTCCAGCTGGAATGGCTAATTTCGGTGCTATGCGACAGACTGGCAACCAGCCATCAAGTGCAATGACTGCACGAATGAATCAAAATGAAGCGACTGGAAGATTGGAAAAAGAGGCTATAGCTCAACGTCAAGCACGTCAATCGTCGGACGACACCTCACTAAAACAAGCCGCAGAAGTAAGCGCGACTAATAACCAAAACAATCAATTACACCCAATCCAGTCGGTGGATGTAGCTCCAGCAGTAGAAAATACTATACCTAACGCTAGCCCAGCACTAAAACAAGCCGTTACCCAGAATATGTCAGATATTCAGCACGGTGATGTAAATGCTGTTGCCACGCGCCAACAAACAACAGGAATACTAGAAAACTATCTGATAGAACAAGCTACAAAAGACGTACAGAACTTAGCTAGCCCAGACATGAAATACAAGCTCAACCCAGAGCATGAAGCACAAGTCAGAGCATACAACGAGCATATAACACGTTTACGACAACGTGAAGAGTACTTACGTGGTCAAGGAATGAGTGAGAATGCTCCAGCCATGATCAACCTACGTAAAGCTCAAGAGCAGGCTATATACGCCAGAGACCATATCGGTGAGGTGGATGAGAACGGATTGAAGTATAAATTAAGCCCAGAACAAGAAGCATTTTTTAAGGACAGTAAAATAAGAGACGAAAACGGAAACCTCATGAAAATGTATCATGGTTCGCCAAACGGTCACATTACTGAATTCCGTCCTGGCACATATTTTACCAAAGATAAAAAATACGCCAATGGATACCAGAATCCAGAGGCTAGCTACATAAGTCTAAGCAGTTTCAAAGAAGTAAACGATCCAAAAACGTACGAAGTATATATTAACTCAAAGAATCCATTCACCTTAAACGACAGTAGAGCAAGAGACATATACCTAAATGAATTTGTAAAAGGGGGAAACTCTCTTTACCTAGACCCATATTCAGACCATACAGATACTATAAAATCGATGAGGGAGATAGACTGGATGGAGGGTGAAGGATTTAGGGAGTGGTTGCGAGAAAACCATCCTGAATATGATTCTCTATACCTAGATGAAGGCGGTGATGGTGGATACGGAGAAAAAACCATTGATAAAGGTATATCACTGGTTATGACCAAGCCAGAACAGATCAAATACACTGATAACCTAAGTCCAACTGACAGCCCAGATATGAGGTATAAGTTAGGTGCCAAAATGCAGGAGTTAGCTAGCCAAAACAAGCTACTAGCACGCCACCTACAACTAACGGGCGATGAGAACCTTGTCTTCAATGAGTGGCAAAATGAAATGCAAAAGAAAGCCCTAGGCTACTACAATCCAAAAACTGATACCATAAACCTAAATAAGCTTACAGAAGACACTCTAAACCACGAATTAGGTCATAAGATACTTACCCGTGTAGAAAATAAACAAGACTTATTAAACTCTATACGTGAATCTTATGGAGATGACTATTTAATAAACAAATATGGCAGTCAATATGGAAATGACCTAAACCTACTAGCAGAAGAACAACTGGCCGACGGATTCAGTGATTACTACAACGGAAGACTAAATGGTGAAGATAAAGTACGCCTAGGTATTAGATTAGGTATTCCTCAAAAAGTCTTAGCAATATATGACCGAATCACTGAAGCTATTATGGGACTTGTTGGTAAACAAGACGCCATTAAACAATTCTATGCTCAAATGGAGACGGGGAAGTTCAGAACCAAACAACAAGTACCTGGCGGCGACGGCCGAGTTAGGACGATGAGTATAGAGGCTACTCGTGATGGTAGGAATATTGTAGTTGTAAATAATAATATCCTTGAGGGTGTGCCTAGTAAGCAGATTGTTCCGACAATTCGTAAATACTTAAATGAAAACTTCAAAGGTAATGACTATCCACTGAATTTTGGCAATGACGGGACTGGTACTATTAATAGGAATACAATCCGAAAATATGTCGATCCGCATCAGACTTTTGAAGACATATTGGTTAAGGGCAAGATGGCTGGCGAGTTGCCTGATATCCTTAAGGTATCTAAGAAATATGCAGAAGCTGCGGACACGAAAGCTCATTCATTCGCAAAGGACGGTTTTGAATATAGGACATCGCGCATAGAAATAGATGGTCAACAATTTGATGTAACTATAAATGTTGGGCTAAACAGTAAGGGTAAATTAGTATACGCCTTCAACAATATAAAAAGAATACCGGCGAACCGCTCAAGTAGGCGATTTAGCTCCGGTGATTCTAATGCCACTATAGCAAACAATCCTCAAGATGTCAATAGCGATAAATTCCAGCACCCTCTTCAAGAAACTATTAACGAAATGGAAGCTAACCCTAAGCCTAGAATGACTAGGGAGCTAAGAGAGACTATAGACGAGTTTATATATGAGAATATAGATCCAAAACTATTCTTAGAGCATAATGACACAAATATCCTCGGAAGTCATGGATTGACGTGGAGCATCCCACGTCTGCATGTAGATGACCTACGACACCACCTAGGAAAAGAGTTAGCTGGAGACTTACCATCTAACTATAAACGCCGTACTGGTAAGCGAGATATCGATACGGTTGCTCAGGAGATGGGGTATGACGATATCGACGCATTTATCGATGAAATTAAGCGAGTAGCTGAAGCGCGACGCGCAGAAAGAGAGAGAAAGACCCTATTGGCAGAATGGCGTAGGGATCCAGACGTCATTAAAGAAGCCCAGAAGATGATTGCGGAGCGACACGCAGAAGAAGCTAAGGTAGAGGCTGAGAAGCAAAATAAAATAGAAGAAGCGAAGACAGAAAAAGAACGACGTGCTGAAGAGGCTAAGGCAGAAAAAGAGCGAATTGAAAAGCAGCAGGCATTAGGAGAAATACTAAATAGAGGATTAGATGAAGGTCCAAGGCACAAAATAGCAGATATAGTACATAATGCTAGTGTAGCTACTGGTATTGATGAAAAAGCCGTTGCAAAACAATTTGCTAAACTAGCCGAGCAGAAGGGCTATGATATCACTGGAGAAAGGGCGCTACTGAACACCAACGCACGCGCTGGTAGTATGTTAGATGAAAATGGACGGTTACGCCCAATAGACGAAATAGCACCAGAAGTAAAAGAAAAGATTAAACTACCTGGAGCGGAACACGCGGTCCCAGCACCTACAACTACTGCAAATACAGCTACCCACAATACACGCCAGATGATTTATAAGGATGAAAAGGGTGCATACCATTCATTCTATGAATACAGAAATATCTTTGGTAAATGGCAGCGAACAGGTGCCGAAGCACCAAGAGTAACTTCACCACTACAGAAGAAATTCATAGACGATATTAGATCAGACAAGGCAGTTAATGATGAAGCTAAGCGTGCATTTGATGACGGTCTAGCTATTCAGTACATATGGAGGGAAAACTCTAAGGGCGTAAATGCTGAACTAGTGAGTGCTTTTGATGGTTATATGCAAACTGGAGATAAAAAGGCATATCGTCCAAGCGATAAACTAGTTACATTCGATCCAGACAAACACTACATAGAGTCTGGTAGAGTAGTGGACGCACAAACTGGTCAAATTCTAGGTAATTACATTGAGATGACACCTGACGGCAACGTAACTATATATGCAGGTAAAAAGAAAATGAACCTGAATATGCGTGATGTCGACTTTAGTAAGATTAAGGAAATGCGTTTTGGTGCAGGTCAAACATGGACTACTGAAGGAATAATAGACCGTATAACAGGCTCATTGAGGCGAAGCAATAGCCTTGATTACTTTAAGAAGGGTGGCAATAAAACCAAAGAGGCGTTACTGAGTATTATGTCTGAAACACCTCGTCAAGCTAATGCCGCCGCAGTAAAAGAAGGCAACGCTATCGGTGAACAGATAAAGGATTATCGCAAAAACTTGCTAAAACAAGCCAAAAAGCACGGTCCACTAAAGCGCCAAATGCTACAAGACGCCGTATATGTAATTGAACCATCACGTCCGAAACGGGGCGAAAAATCACCATCATATGATGAACGCTTGAAAGTATTTGAAGAAGTTTACGGAAAGAGTGCCTCTGAAGCTCTGGATCAATACAATAGCTTCTTACGTGCTGTATACAAGAACTTGCTAGCTCGCCAAAACGAAAAGAGAGTAGAGTTAGGTAAAGATCCAATTATGGAGCGTAAAGACTATATTACGCACCTAGGAGAAATGCAGTCTGGCAAGGGAGCTATCGCGGCTATGTACGGCGGTGCCAAGAATCTATTATCTGGCGGAGATGTGGCCATTGAGTCTCGTCAATCACTGCCGTCTAAACTGGCGGGTCGTACAGGACTATTCAAGCCAAGTCAAAAGTTTAATCAATTCGCTATGCAACGTGTAGGTGACGTAAAGCCAACAGATCCATTTACGCCGCTAATGGAATACAGCAAGATAGCCCTACATAACATTCATATGACAGATGCTATTACAATGAACCGCTCACTGGAAGTAGCAGTGCGTGCAGCTAGCGAAGCACGGCAAGAATTTGCAGGTAAGGGTACTAGTGGTATACAAAAGCTAGCTGACAGAGTAGACGCCCTGTATAATTCGGCTGCTTCTGGCAAGGTCAATGCTGAAGAGCTAACGCAAGTAAGAAATAAACTATACGGATTAGAACGTGCAATTGGTCGAAAGATAGACGGTATACAAGAACTCAGTCGTCTGGCTAGAAAAGCCGACAAGGTTGGTGTAGAAAAGTTAGACGCAAAAGATATAAATAGTCTAAAAGAAACCACCAACAATATGTCTGAAAGTCTAGATAAGATGCTTAATGACGTAAACTTTATGAAGCTGATGTCTGATAGCGCAAACGGACTGACTCAATTTGTCGGATTTGTCCAAGAACATGCAAACCGACTAGCTGGGAAGACAGACCCATTCCAACGAGTCGTAAATGATACAGAGCCAAGTAAAATGCGAAAATTCGCAGATGCAACTGGTAGGGCGTTAATGAAGCAGGCGGCACTATCTAAGATCGTCGGTAATATGAATTCAGTAGTAGCTCAAACGGCATCACTACCTGCTCTATTCTCTACAACCAACCCGAAAGCATTGATACAGGCATTCAAGGTAAAAAACCGCAAAGCCATACTACAAAAGTCTGATGCTCTAGCCCTAAGGTATGCAGACGACAATCTGACGGATGACACCAAGTTTGAAAAAACTATGAAAACTGCTGGTATTCCTATGGAAGTAGTTGAAAGAGGCGTTATTGAATACACCTTCTTAGCTAAATATAATCAGGCAATCAATAATGGACTAAGCGACGCGGATGCAGTTAGATACGCAGAACGATTCATTAATGACACGGTAACCTTACGCGATCAGATAAGCACCCCACGAGCATATAATAGGCTATGGTCTGCATCATTCTTACAGTTCACGCGAGAAGTGACACAACAGAACCGTTATGTATGGAACCAGATGACTAATAAACAAAGAGTGGCACTTGCTGTTAATACGGCAATTGCATATAGTGCGATAGAAGCACTAACTGGAAATAAGCCAGGGGTTGACCCATTAGGTACACTGATTGAGATTGTAGGCGACTGGCTAAGTGGTGGTGATGATGACGATAAAGACAATTCAGTACAAGCTAAGCTAGAGCGTACAGCTCAAAAAGTAGCTGGTCAAGCAGTTACAGCCTCACCTATAGCTACAGCTATGGTTAATGCTGCAACGACAAAAGATGACCGCAAGAAGCTATTCGGCAAAGAGAGCAACTTAGGACGTTACGACGGTACGATACCAGTTGTTGATTTACCTCGTAAGTTGATTGACACTAAGGGTAAACTGGATGAGGCAGCTAAAGCACGTGAAGATGGTGATGACGATAAGGCAGAAGCAAAAACTAAAGATGCTATGTACAACATCCTAGGCCAATTGCCAGCAGGTAGCCAATTAAAGAAAACTATTCAGGGTATTGCGGCAGCTCACTCTGGCGAAGTAAAAGACGGCAATGGCGAGACAAAGGTTGAGTTTGAAAAAGATAATCCATTCAATCTGGTACAAGGTGCTCTATTCGGTAAAAATGCGCTAATACCAGTGCAAGTAGAAGAAGGAAAGAGCTCGTGGGTCAATCTATTTAAGACTGGTGGTCTAGTTGCTAACGCGTCTAATGGTATGCAAATAAACATGCCAACCAACAATAACCCACAACAAAAACAAGCAACGGATAATCAAATAGATCTACAAGGACTAAGCAAGAAAGAAGCCGCTTCAATTAAAAAGAAACTAAAGAAGGGTGACTATACATTCCAAGACGGATTGCTAGTAAACAAAAATGGCAACGTAGAAAAAGGTGTATATAAAAAGCTTGCTCAATCTCAAGGACAAGGTGATGAAGCTTATCGCAACTGGATGAAGGCGTATGACATTGATAAAACATCAACCATTAAAAAAGAGTTTACTTCATTCAATGCAACATTAAATAAGCTACAGAACGGTACAGAGAAGGTAGATAAAGCTAAAACTGCCGTCAATATGATGACTGGTAAATACAAAGACTTACCAGACTGGGTAAAAGAGCGCTACTACAAAGAATCTGGATATACAAAGGATCAAATTGAGTACGGTGCGATGACATCTCATAACGAAGTAAGTCTGATGGATAATTACTGGCGTCAAAAGGCTCAAGAATCATCACACGAGGATCTAATACAAGAACTAGCCAATGGTCGACGAAAGAGTATTACAGGACAAATGTTTGCTAAAAATGGTGTAATCAACAAGCTACGCGCTGAAGGTTATATAACTAAACAGGAAGCACGCGCCCTTAATGCTACTCAGTTTGACACTGACGGCAATAAGATAACCAAAGATACCTCAGGTGGCTCTGGACGCTCAAGTAGCGGAAGAGGTAGAGGACGAAGAGGTGGTAGCTCAAGCGGTCGCGGTAGCGCGTCTCCACTATCTTCTGCAGTCACTAAGAGTATGGGTCTAACATCTTCTGCGCCAAAAGCTAACGAATCATCTGCAAAAAACACAAGTATAAACCAAATCGGACAAAACCTAATAAGCAAGACTAACACTCAAAAACAGATAACTAATACATTGAAAAAGTGGAATGGTGCAAGCACCAGCAAAAACACGCGAATCCGCATTAAGAAAGCATAATAGTGATAATTATGATATAATATAAGCAGAAAACAGCGTGACCTAAAGAACACGGAGCGTCTGGCAATAATAAGCCAGCTCCGTGTTTTTAATTTAGGAAAAACGCCATGAACACTACGCAACTTATATCGGCAGTCATGCTGAAAGCTACTGGTAAGGTGCGCAACCTACCAGAAACAGACAAGAAATACCAGAAAATACTAGGTATTGCTAACATGTATATCCCTGTATGGCAAAGTGAACCTAATGTTGATTGGCAGTCTTTATATGACCCTAATTACGATATCGGAACACTATCGACGAATCAGGAATATGAAATTGACTTTACTAAGGTTGCCAAGGTAAGCAATGTATACGGCGACACCATAAAGGTCAAAAAAGACAATCAGATTAAAGAATACACTACAGTGCCACCAGAGCAAGCGGGAATGTATAAGGGGCAAGACTGCTGCACTATCTCTGGCAATAAACTAGTATTTATCGATCCTATACGAAGTGACGGCCCAGTACTTGGAGGGCAAATAACAATACCTGTATATTTACATGCCCCACTGCTGACAAGCCCAAGCGATATGGTCCCAGTAGACAATCCAATGTGGCTAGTGGTGATGTGTGCGGCTGAATATGCTCGCAACGACATTCTTCTACAGAACCAATACGGCAATCTCATCAATGAAGCCAACCAGCTGATGGAAAAAATGATAGAGAATAATGCTAGTCAAGCTAGATATGCACCTCTAAATATGATTCCAGGAGTGTCTGACATATGCTAAAACCCCCTAGCAGCACTAAAGCACCAAAAATACAGCGGCTGTCGGTTGAGGATTGGACAAACGGCGTGGTTACTGCATTTGATGATGGTCGCTCACCGCTAAGAGGTCTAAGGTCGTCTGAGAATATGATATTGGATCAGGACTCTGTCATTACCGTGCGACATGGTACTGCTAAATATGGTCCCCAGCCATTAGGAACAGTCTTAGGCGAATTGGCTGAATTTCGTAGCACTACAAAAGACGGATCCGTAAACTGGCTAGCTTGTCTTCAAAGAATAAACGGCAAAACAAAGCTATGTATAGCTAAAGGTGAAGACCCAGCCTGGCAAGTTGTAGAAGGTAAAGAATATCACGAATCCGCACGCGGTCATTTCAAACAGATACGCAATAACCTTCTAGTCATGAATGGAGAAGATACTCTTAGCTACTTAGATATACCAACAAAGAAGATAGTAGCATTTCAGAAAATATCAGACCCAGCAAAGCCAATACTAGATAAAAACGTAGGACTAACTGGTACAGGATTTAAGGTGTTTTATGCAGTTACTTTTAACTCTACTGTTGGTGAAACTGCAGGATCGCCTCTATTATCTCAAGCAATCTCTACCGACCGAGATATGTGGAACGGTGAAAAACACAACCTATCGGTCAAGCGTCCAGATAGTACAGAAGCTAAGTCATGGAATATTTACTGTGGTGTTGGTGTTGACGGCGGCGGAGAGCCTACGCTTTACCGTCTAGCTGCCGCACTGCCAATGGATCAGACAGTATTTGTAGACAATGGATCGCGTAGCCTAGACATGTCAGTGCCTCTACCAAAAGACAATAATACGGCTGGTCCAAAAGCAACACGAGCCGATGTAGTCAATGGCCGTATATGGATGACTGGTGATAAAGACAATCAATTCTATGTATGGCGTGGTGGTGATTATGGTCATGAGTTAGATTTCTCACCTGGATATGGCGGTGGATATACGCCAGTAGGGAATGGTACCAAGGAAGTACCATTTGCAGTACGACCATATCGAGATGGTAAAGGAGACCCTAAAGTAACAGTCCTAGCAAACGGCACAAACGGTACTGGTAAACGATTCTATATTACACCAACGAACATTACTTACGGTGAAGATACTATTACAGTCTGGCAAGTACAGGAAGATACTGGTGCTGACGGTACAGATAGCCCTGACGCTGTAGTCATTTACAATAACGACCTACTATATCCAAGCCGTGGTGGATTTAATACTACAGGAACTCTACCACAATTACAGAACGTCCTATCTACAAGACGAATTACTAACACTATTCAAGATGCTATTAGCAACCTAAACAGTAAAGCCATAGAAAAAGCCGTAGGGTTGGCATTTGAAGGTCGCGTCTATTGGGCGTTACCTGTTGCCGCTGACTACAACAATCAGATATGGATTTATGATACCGACCGTAGGGGTGCGTGGATGAAACCGTGGAGTATTCGTGCTGACTGGATGACGCTGTATAACGATAACTCAGGTATAACTCACTTCTTAATAGTTCAAGGAAACAAGATAGTCGAGCTATCTAAGGGTGCAACTACAGTCGACGATGGAAAGCCGTTTAACACTAGCGCACAAAGTGGTCAATTGCGATTTGAAGAAACTGGAAGAGATTGGGCGCGTGTGCTCAAGGTGGTATTTGTGCTACTCAGACCTCAGGGGCGTATTAATCTTACCGCCACTATTAAAACAGAAGACGGATTACAGACGTTTACGGAGACAAGATTTTTCGGAGCATCTTCAAGTCGTACTGGATGGAGCGAGCCAGGCGTTGGTTGGAGTTCTATCGGATGGAGTGAGGTGAGAGGCATACCTGAAACCTTTAACTCTGCTAGCGAAGAGGTGGAGCTAGAGGTAGATGAGGACGCTCACTGGGTGCAGTATGGCTGGAGTTCATCAGACCCTGGCGTAAGTTACAGCATATCGAGAGTGGTATTTGAATACGTAAATATTGGCACGAAAGACCAAAGCTAAAGGAGGAATAACAAAATGGCAAGTGTTAGTGACAAAATTACAAAAGTAAAAGACGGTAGCAATCCTAACGTAGCGCGAGTAGTTACCCCACGACCTGCAAACTCTGATACTCTATCTGTAGATAGTCTAACTGGCTGGACTGAAGATACTGCTGTGCATTTTATGACATATAGAGTAGACTCAACTGGTAAAGTGGTCCCAGGTAGCCAGAGAGACTGGAAGGGTATGGCAAATAAGGCTACTGGTCAGATTATTAGTTTACAAATCCAGAATAACGCAATAGATGACGGTAACTTAGTTGGGGATATTGTTCAAGCTGGTCCTACTGCCAGCTGGGCGCAAGACCTAGCCGAGGCAATGCTAGAATCTCATAACAGTGACGGTTCTCTGAAAAAAGGTGCTGTAGGGGCTGAGAATATAGCCAAAGATAGTATTACAAAAGACGCACTCAAAGAGGGGTCTATTACAGCCGACAAGATAGACTTTACGACTATGCCAGACAATAAATATACAATCGCTAAGCAGGATACTGGCAAGAAGTGGATTAACGAAAAAACAATCTTTAGGCAAGTCTTTACAACCAACACGAAAGCGCAGGGAAATACAGAACAGATTGTCAACATTGATTTGCCTAAAAAGGATTCATTGCAGATTATCAAAGTAGAGGGAGGGATACGCACTGGTGCTGATTTTTATCCACTCGAATATATTAACCCAAATGCACCTAGCGGACAGAATTCACAACTTAAGCTGACATTTTATAACGAAAGCTGGCAGATGCGATTTAATACAGGCTCTGTTGGTGTACTTACAGTTATCGTATATTACACAGAATAAGTTGTATTGCAGTAGGTACTGTCTAGTTACTTAACATACTCTAAAACAATACTAACTTCTGAATTACCCCAAGCGTAGCTACCAGAGATTGTAATATTAGTTTGGTCGATTGAGGTAACACCTGATTGGTGTGTGCCTTCAATGTATGGCAATGCTTGCTTGATAGGGTTATTATTAAGACTGCCAGATAGTCGCATATTTCCATAATATCGTATTAACTCCCATCTATTAGATAGACCTTGAATACCATGTGGCAAGTTTGACGTATTAAAACCACCTGTCATATTCACAGTGCCACGCACGACTTTACGATAAATAGGGCGACCATCAATCCATTTTTGACCAGTGTCCTGTTCAGTAGTCTTGTATTTATTGTCTGGCATTGTCGTAAAGTCTATCTTGTCTGACCAATGTATAAATGGTAAAATAGTACTATAAATTAACCAGTGTGATCTCAAGAAACGGAAGCACGTATAAAGACGAAAGGCTTCCGTTTTTTATATGCCAGGATCAAACACAGACCTAAGTGAACGCCTAGTCAAGCTAGAGGTGTTCAATGAAAAAGTAGCAGAACCATCATTAGCCCAAATATTAGCCAAACTAGACGGGCTAGTAAGTGAGTCTGTATATATAGAGCGAAATAAATATGTAGATGGAAAAATAAATGATATTGAAAAGAATATCAAAGCAATTCAATACCATAACGATACACTAGATGGCAACGTCTTCATAAAAGCTATCGTTACTGGCGAAAAGAAATTCGTAGGCGTAATCATCAAATACACAGGTCTAACTGTGCTTATAGGTGCAGTAGGACTCTTTTTGCTTACTCAATTTACCCATTTTATTCAAGACAGAACACCCGTTGAAGTAATAGAAAAAGTAAAGGAGGTAACAAAATGATAGAAAAAGCACTAGCTTGGTTCTACGCACGTAAAGGACGAGTTTACTATTCGATGGAGAATCGGAATGGTCCAAATTCCTATGACTGCTCAAGCTCTGTATATCACGCTCTAAAAGAAGCAGGTCTTTTGCCTGCAAGCTATTGGATTGGCAATACAGACACGCTATTTGACGCTCTGGAGAAAAATGGTTGGGTGCGATTGCCTGAGGACGCAAACGGCGAGGCAGATACACAACGAGGAGATATTTTTATTTGGGGTATTCGAGGCAATTCAGGTGGCGCGTTGGGACACACAGGAATGTTTACGGATACAGATAATGTCATTAACTGTCGCTATCAAGCGGGTATTGTAATAGACAATCACGACTGGCTCTGGAGCGCGTCAGGTTGCCCACCATACGCATTTTATCGATACGTTGGCAAACCACAAGAATCAAAGCGAGTAGCACTGCCTGAAGTGTATTATGCAGATGAAGTAGCAACTGTATTCGACTTACGACAAATTAGATGTAACCGATTGATTGATGAGTTTGATTGGGAAGATAACGGCGTACCTATCTCTGTAGCAGTAAAGACAGATAAAGACGGCTATCTGCTGGACGGTGAGATAAATACAGGAGATTACTTCCGAATCGTTGGTAGTACAGAGATATTAGATGAAACCACCGAAAACAACAAACGCTACCTACAGTTGAAAATGGCAGATGATGGTATTTGGGTATTAGCAGAACGAGTACGTGAACTAGCGAATGGAGACGCAGGCACGCCACGACCAGAGAGGCGTCCTGTAGTAGTTACACCTACCGTGAAGATTGAAGCCAAAGATCAACCAAAAACTGTACCTGTAGCGCCACAACCTACCAACGAAGACGTTATGAGGTCTATCGCTAAATTAAGCCAAGACATCGCTAAGAATAAAAGTTTGTTAGAGAAGATTATCGATTTTCTGATGAGTATTTTTAAGTTCAATAAATAAGGAGGAACTATGAAAACTACCAAATATAATGCACTAGAAAAATTACACAACGAACTGAATCGCGGTGCGCCAGGCGACGAAGTTTCTCTTAATATCGGCGGTAAAGAGGTGTTGAAAATCAAGTTTCAAACTGGCGGTACGGCTACCACAGAGCGCAACGGTGTATTTATTGAGGACTTACTTATTGTAACTTACGCAAAACTAGCGGACTACAACCGAGGATTGCCTTGTCGCGAAAACAGTTTAGCCCTTACGAAAATTGAGGAAGCTATTATGTGGCTGGCTAATCGTAAGGTTGAGCGTGAATCTCGCGGCGTGTACGGTACTGAGGAAAAATAGAAGGAGGAGATATGAAATCACTAGAAGCATTAAAGAATATCAACTATAAAGACGTAGCTATCCGTGCTGGATGGACATTTTTACAAACGTTTATCGCGACATTTTTGTTGGCGGGTGTAAACTTAGTAAATTTGCTATTCGCGGCGAGTTGGCACGAATTATACGCTTTAACGATGGCTACCGCATTATCTGCAATCGCGGCTGGATTATCTGCGGCTAAGACTATTATTCTAGACTTAGTACGTCAGATGAAAGAAGCTGTTGAGTAATTTGGAAATCCCGAACAACTGAACAGTTCGGAAATCCCGAACAGTTGACTGAACGTAAAATATTTGCTAGGATAGAAGTATCAATTTCAGATTGCCGGCCTCTATCGATTGAAAAAAGGTTTTCTTTCGATTGGGGCCGCTTTATTTTGCCCTGAAATACTAAAAAATAGGATTTTTCTGTCAAGCCCTTAGCACTACGGACTTGTGGAAAACTCCTCGGAAATGTAAAACGCCAGAGCTAGTATGGTGCTAGTTAGCTGTTGGCTCAAAATTTGGAGGGTTAACAGAGGTGAAAACCACTAATATTAATTCTAATGCTAATGCAAAAAAGTTTCATAGAAACTATAATTCTAATTCTAATACTAATATTAGTCGTGATAAGTATGCTAAATCCAAGCAAATAGAGAATATGGCGACTAGATTATGTCAGATGTTTGGGAATGAACAATACTTCGCATTTTACTGTAAAGTATTTTGGAAATTACCAGAAGCTACAGTTTGGCAATTAGCGGAAACTGCACTAGAAGCAAAACAAACTCCAGGACGATTATTTACGTATTTATGCAAAAAGGCAGGCGTATGAGTTTTGACACTAAGGAAGCTAGACGTAAACTTATTGAACGAATTAATAAGGCTAAGGCAGATCGAGAACAACTTAGACTATTACGTAAGAATAAAAATGGCTGTGATCATGAATGGAAGACGTATAAGCAGATTATCAAGATTGATTATTTTACTACCGTTATGAAGGGTCAAATACGTGAATATAGCGGTCCAACTTCACCGTATTTTATAGTTAAAGGATGCCATAAATGTCATGAAAAGCATTACATTGACTTAAAAAATCTGTAAAATAGAACAATTGGGGCGTAAAGGTTACAAATTAAACCTAAGTCACTCTAAGGAGAGAAGAATGACCGCACCAATTCTATCAATCACAACATCAAGAGCTACTGTAATAAGTGAATTACAGAAAATAGATGAAGTACTAGACGTAGAATATCAGACAGAGAACATCAGAGAGCTAGCGTTTCAATTTATTCATTATTCAGCAATAGTCGAAGATATGTCACCAGCTACAGTAGCTACTAGAGTAGTACGTCTTAAACAATTTGTTAATTTCTGTGATGAATTACACAAAACCAATATAACCGAGCTGTCGCTTAGATGGCTCGATTTTTATTTTTATGAATACAGAAAAACTCACGCAGCTTCAACCACAAACTCAACAAAACGAGTAATAAAAGCATTCTTCAAATGGTGTAATGAGCATATGAATCTAAACTGTATTAATTCTGAGCTTATTAAGTCACGTAAGAACGCTAAACCACGACCAAGATATATACAACATCATGTTATACAACTAGTACTCAACAGGACGTCAAATAACGCGAAAGAGCGGCATATAAACATGCTAATAGATTTTGCATACGACACTGGATTACGTATTTCAGAGATTGCCAATGTTAGCTATAGAGATATAGACGGATTGAACTTATACGTAAAGGGTAAAGGCTCTAAGGATCGTACTGTATTCCTAACTAAACGATTAAAAGACAAGATAGATGAATTCGCGACAGACTACAACCGATTGTCTGGTCCTCTATTCAATACAAACGATAAAACAGCTAGAGTATGGATCCAACGAGCATTTAAGAAATATGCAGATATTCATATAACACCTCATCAATTAAGACATAGTTTTGCAGTGCGTCTTCTAATAGCTGGTTGCGATCTTATGACAATACAAAAATTACTTGGCCATCGCGACCTATCTACGGTCCAGATATACCTACAAATTAAAGATGATCTGGCAGAGAGTCAGTTCTATAAAGCAATGGATCACGCTCAAGGCTATTGACATATTTAGTCATTTTTGCTATACTGGTGACAGTTGAGAAAGACATACACTTTCCAAGCATTTTTACACCAAACACCATTTAGGCTCTCTACCAAACAAAGATCGAGAGTCTACTGTTTTGCCAACTAAAAACTGTTGTGGTGGACAGTCGTAGTTATGGGGAGGCGCACCTCACCAAGTTCCTACGATTGGAAAATTAGATTCTCATAGGTCGTTCTGATGTTTGTCAGGACGATTTTTGTTGTATAGCAAAACCCGCTGGAAGTAGAGAGCCAGCGGGTTTTCTGTTTGAAGAGGTTGGCAATCTGAAATTGATGACCTCTTGTAGACAGAACAACTACACTGGCTGCATTGAAAGATATAGCTCAATCCGACTCAATAGCGAGAATTATAGGAGTGACGGAGATTAGCTAGAACACTCAAAGCAAATATGTCAGAAAGTGATCTTTAACAATTAGGGCATCAATAAACTATTAGCGGCTGTGTCGGTGGGTGCGTCTCGTGAGTATCTATAAATTT